GTCACCTTAGCCAAGGCGTCCTCGTTAAGTCCAAAGAGGGCATTTTCTTCCTCTAACTTTTTAGCTTGATCCGTTGTCACGGTGATATATTTTAGACGCTCTTCATTATTGGCCGCTGCCGCGTTGGCCGCGTTGGCCGCTGCCTGCTCCTCCTGTTTTTGCAAAGCTATTGCACTAGGCTGGGTAGCTACATACAACTTGACTGCGGTCTGGAGTTCATCGACACTGATCTTTCCAGCGTTGCGGGCCGCAGACAAAGCTTGCACGGTCTTGACATAATTGGCATCTAGACCTTCGGATTTCGCTACAATCTGGTTATAAGCCTTCAAACCTTGAGCGACTTCGTCCACCTCTTTTCGACCACCTGAGTGACCATTTGATGAGTGTCCAGGTATTGGAGTATAGCCAATCTGGGTTTTTTGGGAGGCTGCTAAAAGACGCAAATAGGTAGGGTTTTCGAAATTTGTAATAATCGCAGCCTTTTCTGCCTCACGGTCGTCTCTAGCTTTTCTAAGAGATTCAAAAACCTGAGTAATTTTGGCGTCTGCTTTGACTGTAGGAGAGTTAGCATCCGCAACAAGAATCTCGGTCAATTTTGTAGTAAGTTTATCGGAAGTGGAAAGCGCTGTGAAATTCACATCTAACCGTTTAACTACATTATCTAGCGACGCCCCACTAGCCAAATCGTAAATAGCCTTCAATCCCGAAAATGGGATTTTGATAGCTGAGGCCACAGTAAGAGCTATTGATGGTAATAAAGTCAAAGCCGCGGCAAATGTCAAAGCCGCATCAGCCATCATATTTAGACTCTTTGCTACGACTTCACCAAAATCTAAAAAGTCGGCCTTACCGTCATATACATCAGAAAAATACTGGATTATGCCTTTGAGGATGTCACTAAATGATTCTAGAACTCCAGACAGGCCCACAAAGAAATCGCGAATATCACTAGCGGTGATCTTGGAAATCCAGTCAGCGATATCACTAAATAACTTATACAGACTTTCGCCTAATTCTTTGCCAATGTCAGGATCCGAAAATATCCCAGTGATGGCTTTAGCGATTTTAGTAAGCCCGTCAATAGCTCCGCTCTGACCGATCGATATGTACAACATCGTTACGGCGTTTTTCATGCGCGCAACTTGACCGGTAAACATGTCGGCGGCTATAGTGGATGCGTCGCCGTACTCTTTCTTAATTTGACCCGCTAACTTTATAACTACCTCATTTACATCCAACGTGCCTTTCGTAACTGCGTCACGGAACGCTCTCTGAGTCATGCCCATCGCTTCGGAAGCCATTCGCATGGCCCCCGGTAATTTATTACCTAATTGACGCTGAAACTCTTCGAGACTAACCTTGCCCTTAGATACTGACTGCTCCAAAGCATTAAACAGAAGGTTTGTTTCGAATCCCTTCATGTGCAGCACCGCAGACGCCGTAGATATAGCTTCAAATATCTCTCTAGTCATTTGGCCAGTGGTATCTACGCCTTTCAATGCAGCGGCTAGTCTCCCGTACTGCTTGATGATAGACTCAATACTAACGCCTAGCTTATTCGCTACGCTAGCAATGTAATTAAATTCGGATTTCGATTGACTTAAAGAACCATTAATGACTGTCATCGTGGCGATGAAAGCATTAAAAGTCGTATTAACCTCGATCATTCTGTCAGTAAATGTCTGAATCGCCGCGCCCGCTCCTAAAGCAGTTACAAATTGCGAAATACCAGAGTTAGCCGCAGAAAGAAACTTATTCATTCTAGTGACACTAGACGATACACCGTCGAAGGCAGTTTTAGATTTACTAGTCATCTTTTCAATGGCTAGTATAACCTTTTCAGCCCCAGCTACCGCTCCACTAGGGTCTATGACTACCTGTAATGTACTAGTATCACTCATTTTTGAGCTTTTCTAATAACCTCTAAAAAAACGACATCCATTAATATGATAAACTTCACAAAATCACGTGGGTTACTACAACCAAATAGTTCCACATACGCCTGGACATCTGTTAAGCTAATAGGATTCGGACTCATTCCGTTCGTACGTCTAGAAGCCAGCATGTCAAAAGCAGTTATATACTCAATCATCCACTCGAATACATTTGGGGCTTTATTCAGGGCTTGAGGGGATATGCCTTTATCCTCTAATTCCTCGAGGAAATCGACCTTATCCCCCCACTCCGTACGCCACCTAATGTATTCGACTAGTCGTTTCCCTTTTCAGTCTGCTCCTCTACACGAAAATTCTCCAGATCCATGGAGAAATCCTGAAGGTATTCGCGCAAATCCGGGTTATTAAAAAGAGCCGTTTCGCACACTTTTCGGCTGTACGGAATATCAGTGCCTTTCGAATCAACTACGCCCTTCCAGTCCAGGATTAACGCATCAGCCATGGCTGTGCACAGCAAATCGCGGCTTTCAATCGGGTCCATGGTTCCCTTTTCGATTTTGCGACGAAATGGTGCTTGAAGTCTAGACAAAGCACGTTGAAATTTAAGGTGGCCGATATGCACCACCAAAAACTCAGACCCGTGATACTTGGTCCATACCCCGTCTTCAGCCCCAGGGTTACTCTGATCGATGTTAATAGCCATAATTTTCCTTTAAGTTAGGTTTAGGGATTATTTGTTTTGTCGATCTGAATTGTGCAAGAGGTCGTAGTATCGTACAAGGCTCTCCAGGTACCCTTCATAAAGACGTCCTGATCCAAACCGCCAGCCACGATCGTGGCCGTTTCGAACTTAACTACTGGGAATGTGAACATATAACTATCTGTGGAAGCATCTTGCACCTTAAACGACAGAGCGAAATTTGTCCCGTTAACGAACCGATTATATGCTGTCAAATCCGTAAAGTAAGCCTCGATGTTACCAGTAACATCCATCTTTCCGAGAGCGACTCCGACGTGCCCAAACGTACCAATAGCATCCTGAGCACGCAAGTTATTGTTGATACTCACTGACAGTGAGTTAATAACCATCGTACTAGTCACACCGTTTTCTTTGATCTCAATCAAATCAGTGACTGAATTCATAATAGATTCAGACACGCCAGGGCTTTCAACGACGCTAGCTCCAGCAATCTGAGAGGTGCCAGCAGACGCGCCAAGACCCATCAGCGAGAGTGAACCTGCAAGGATTGACCCAGTTTTGAAATCTAGATTCAGTGCGCCTACACGTACGCCGACAAAGTTCTGAAATACCGGGGCGGTCAGATCTTGGAAATGTTTCTGAATAGTGAAAGATTTCAACGTAACACCATTTTTCAGGGTGGAGACATTACCTACAGGTGCACCGAACGTGCTAGCCAACGCGGCCTCCAGAAACGCATCAAAAGACAGGAAGGACAGCTCGAACTGTACGTCACCCGTCACATCCGCTCCGACTCGTACCAGATCTGATACATTTCGATCTGACCGAATTTCAGAACTCTGCACCGTCTTGACCGCGTAATTAAGAGATTCGCCTGTATAGCGAATATCCGTAAGGGTAGGTGTTGCGGGAGTGGTCCCAAAAGTTACTTCTGGCACATACCGAAGAGCAACACGATTCGAAGTTCCAAGATTACTCATGATCATTCCTCTCTAGAAAATTCAACCAACACATTTACTTGATACCAAGTTTTGTAAGAGCCGACTCTTTGAATCCTTGGAACACGAAAAAGAATACCACCGATACGCTTTGACTTAAACAAAGCAGACAACGTGTCTGCAATTTCGAGGGCCCTCCCAGAGCCTACATCGGGCTTAACAAAGATCTGAAAATACAATACTCCCGTATACCTATATACCAGGTCACCTAAAGCGATCTGATTGGCCCCGGCATTTTGAATAGATACACGTACCCATTCGTTGACGAGGCTTTCGTTCATCTCGACGTTTTCATAATTAACCATTGTAGCGGAATAATTCGCCGCCACATACGATTCAATAACCTGCTTCTCTTCCAAAAAGCTCATGATTTGAGACTCGCTAATGTGGTGCTCACCATGCCTACGGGAGCATTATGCAGGCCACCAAATTCTAATACACCAGAATATGGTTGCCCATTAGCTACATAGATAGAGTCACGCCCAGAATATCCAGCCAGAGAAGGCACATGTGGAGCGGAAAGAGGTGACGCAGGGCTATGTCCAGCAAGAGGGATGGACTTGAACACGGGCGTACGTGCATTCAAAGTCCAGCAAGCACGTGCCCGGCCAGTCCAAACAGGTGTTCGCTGTACGACGCCCTCAAAAACCTGAGTCGCTAACTTCTTGGTCATCTCCGCAAGACTTTTGTCCACAGAAGTATTGAAACTCTGTGGTTTTACAGTCCAAGAAGCTGTTATGTTCATTTTGCGCTCTGAAGCTACGCTCTGGTTTAAGTTAAAATTGTTAGGCCTTGGTACTACTATTGGTATGCTAGTTTTGAACTGATCAGAGCGCAATCCAGAGCGCCACTAACGTAATTGGATTGTATAAGTTAGCACATCACCACCTACATACGCCGGAGTTATTTTCACGATGCTGTAAGTAACCCCGCCTATCATAATTTTATCATCTAGAGTTATTTCAAATGATGGATCTTTGAAAATGGTAATTTTCAAATCCGAGTACAATACACTTGAATTTAGTTCTGAAACATCGAATGCTTCTACTACTACATTGATAGGGGTTTGTGTGACGATTGAATTTTTTCTGCCAGTCAAAACATCATATGTCTTTGCAGTAGTCTTTATGAGCGTCGCAGGAGATAGCAACGAACTTATAGCTTGCCGGACCTGACCGACTGAAGTATTAAGGACGGCGGTCAGGTTCATACTCGTACCACACTCACTTGGCGAACATCATTACTAGATTGCAGCGAATACGCACCCCAGGGGGTTATCATACTTTGTACTAAAAGGGGCAATCCATAACTCTTCACTTTTTCCGCGAACCGTACCTGTAAAGTACCAACGCGAACCTGTGTGACAGGGTTTTCATCCATCTGAAAACCGACATTAGAAATCAAACTATAAGCTAATTCGCAAGTGATGTCTTTAATTGGCTCAGGTATAGTGTCGCTAGGTAAATACGGTCCACCTACGCCCATATCCGTCATAGCGCTGGCGTATGGATATGCATCAGGTTTGGGTACAAATATCCGAGGCCAACGAAGTCGCTGACTCTCAGATGCAACGTATCCGTTCCAAGTAACGAGAGTATCTAATAAGCGAGTAGCCTCAATTAATGCGGCTTCCTGATATTCACTAGTGGCCCATAAAGTCTTGCCAATGCTATTTTCAAAGTAAGCAGTAGCCTCTGCTATGTCGCAGTAACTATTCGACGTGACACTACCAGGAATGGAGATTACCGTCATTACTTACTCTTCGCGGTTTCCGTCTTTGCCAAGGTAGGCTTTTCACCCAAAGCCTTCACAGGAGAATCATTGTCATTGATCCACTCAACAGTGCAGCCATAATATGAGACCAGAATTGTCTCAATCTTTTTGGCCGTGTCAACATCAACCTCTAACTTCTTATCGACGAATCGATAATGATTGTTAAGGATATACTCACCATCAGTTGCCGACGGCAATGTAAAGATCGCTCGGGTATACATAAGGGCTCCTATGATTATACTTTCCAGAAACCATCAAATGATGGTTTCCAGAAAATACCCTGATTAGTTCAGGATACCAGGAGCTGCTGCGATGCCAAGTTGTGAGAAATTGGCAAAGCCACAATAGAATTTGATACGAATGATTTTCTCATCCTTCGTTTCCATTGTGCCGACGTTTTCTACTCGAACACCTGC